AAACCTTTTATGTACCTCGCGCTCCATTTCGTACTTTCCATCAATAATCCGTTTTCCTCGCAGATAGTAGTCGATTTGATTCATAAAGTTTGCAAGCATCAGTTCTCCCGTCTGGTTTTTATCATCGTACAGATAAATACTTAGTATCATCTGTATCTCCACGATCATGTTCCCATCCTTATCGGTATCCTCATCCGCAATGACGACTGTGATGTAGTCCTCTTGTTCGTCTGTGTTCAGATCGTCCTTGTATGGTTTTCCCTGCTTGTACACACGGAAGTTCTTCCATAATGTTCCGTCCAGACGTTTCAATTTCATCTGTTTTAATTCCTGCGCAAGCACTTTCTGCAGTTCAATGTCTGTCATCCTCTACCTCTTAAAATCTGTTCAATCTCGTGATCAATTCTTTTTTGTAGCATCTGATCTGTTTTTTCATGAAATTCTTCCATGGTATCTTCATTTTTGACGATCTGCGGAATCGCCGGTGCACTTCTTCCGATCAATGGAGCGCTGCGATCGCTTGTTTCTCTCTGCAATACAAGCGTATTTCCACTTCTTGTCGACCGAATAAACGGCTTTGGATCTCTGTTTAACGCCGTCCACGCACTGGTTTTTTCTACGCTCGCGCTTATAAATGGCGGATTCGGTGCGTCTGCTCTGGATGATCGGATATTAAACCTAGGCTTTACCACGTTCTTTTGTCCGAATGTGTACAAGTTTCTATGCCTGTCGCTGTAAGTCAATACGGCTGTTGGATTTTGATATGTTGCTTTTGTCGTTTTCAGAGTTGCATTTACGTCTCCCTGGTTAATCCTGTATCTGCTTCCTGTTCCCTGCCGGATCACTTTTGCTCCTGTCGTTGCTGCTCGGTTCGCTGCGCGCGACATAACAACATTTGTTTTTTGGTCCAGCATCCCCAGTCTTCTGGATATTTCTTTTAATGTCGCTTCCACCGTAACCGCTTCGCTCATATCAAAACTTCCTCTTTCCAATCACCAGCTTGTACATTCCTTGCGTATGGCTCGCAGAAAGTACAAACATATTTTCTCCATCAAAATTAATCATAGCATTCGCGGTATAACGTTTTCGTGCGTCTTTTTCCCGGATATATACAGTTATCCCTTCTGCTGAAACAAACTTTTCTCTTGGATTTATGGTATTCTGCTTATTCTTCGTGTTCTGCCCGTCTTCCTGATCTATGCCTGCAACCACAACGGTCACAGGCTTTCCATCAATCTTATGTTCGGTCGCGAATTCACCTGCACAGAAAAATACCTCGTCCAAGTCTTCCGCAAATGCATCCCTGAAATTCATCAGGCTTTTGCCGCCGGATCTTTTGCTTCCTTTGTCTCTTTTGGCGCATCAGCAATATATCCGCGGTCTTTCATCCACTTCTCATCCGCTTTAGAGAGACCAGTTACGGTCTCCCCGGGATGGAAAGTTTTTCCTTTTGCTTCGATTGTTGCTACTGCAATCATTTGTTATCCCTCCTACTCTAATGTCTCCTGGTAAGCGATGATGGTTTCCTTTAATTCATCCACCTTCATGTCCGTTGTAATCGGCGCACCAATGGACGCTCCATAGGTTTGCAAATCCGCTTTCTGCATCGCATTGATCTCGGATTCTGTTTTCAGGCTTACACCGTCATCAACCGGTTTCCCGGAATCAATCGACGTCTCTACCGCCCGATCAGATCTGCCCGACATTTCAGATATATTGTTGATATTCGCTACCATCCAGCCATCCATATCCAACGGATACGGCACCGGTCTGGAATACACCTGCACTTCCATTAGGTTGTTGCTTTCAGATTCTGTTACACGCGGCACCATTGGCTGCGCATAGGAGTGGAAGCCGCTGCCTTTTGTCACGAATGTAACCTGTGCATATACTGTGGTTCCCATGCCCGGCTGCAAGAATGCAATCGTTCCGGCCGGAAGAAATTCCTTCACCGTTCCGTCTAAATCTTCATAGACTTCATCATATGTAAACATATTGAACACGGTACCGTTTACATTCAATGTTCCGTTGTATGCCACTCCATCCGGCAGCTTACTCTGGTCAATCTTTCCGGTATTGACATCTTTCTTGTTGTAATACTCCAAAAAATCTTTATCCGCCATAAACAGCATGCTGACATCTCCGGTCATAACAATGTCCGTCGTCTTCACCCCACGCTTTTTCAGTTTGCTCTCGATCTTGTAAAATTCAAGAATCCGTTCCTGTGTGGTCATGGTCTTGAAGTCCTTGGAAAACTTGTGCACATTGTCGAACGTCTTGTCGTAAAAGCGTAAACACCGTTCCTGATAGTTGGTTCCCTTTTCAGCATCCTGCGCAGATGCGAAATGTTTCATGATGACTTCGCCCTTCGTGATAATGTCGGTGCACATAAGCTCATGCCGACGCAATACTGACTTGCGAAGTTCGTCCATGCACTCTGCTTCAATCTCGTTTTCGCGCTGTGCCGGGGATCTCCCGCTCTCTGGCGACTCTCCGAACGCTTTCTTCGCCAACATCTCCGCTGTGATCACCATCTTTGGAATAATGTACGGAGCATCTACATAGTCAGCCCTGTAGCCTTCGCGTTCCATTACGATTCCGTTGACGATTGGGGCTACGAACGGAGCCACCTTTCTTCCACCCTTCTTTGTCTCGATCAGTGCCCTTTCAGAATAATATGTTTTTCCATCTGGGAAATAACGGTCTTTGAAAAATGTAGCCACCGGATACATCTTTTTGACCGCATTGATCAGTGTTAATGTTTCTCTTACCATTTCTTCCTCCTCTACTTCAAAAAAATTCCTTTACTTCTAAATGTTTCAATGTCTGTTTCCGTAAGTGCTGGATTGCTCACAACCGCACTCTTTTTAAACGGACCTGATGTAAACACCATAACCTCTGCCGATTCCGCTTTTTCGTCATAATTTACTTTTTCCGCCGCAATCACGCTTACGGTTTTGTCTGCGGCATGTTTGGAATACTTCCCGGTGCTTGCATCAAAATCAATCACTTCGCCTTTTTCAATCGTTCCAGCTGTTCCTTTTGCAATTGATACAGTTATGATTTTTCCATCCGCCGGATGTGATGCATCATACAGTAATCCGCTGTTCTGCACTGTGTATGCTTCATTAATTAGATTTCCCATTTTTTACGCCCCCCCTTCCGACTGTTTACAAACGCCGCCATATCTTCGGCATCTGTGTTCTCTGGTTCTCCAGTTTCTCCTTTTCCAGTACCCACGTCTTCGGCCCCAGACTCTGCTGAGTCTTTCACAGCATCTTTTATATAGGCCTCTGCTTTCAGTTCCCCCTTTACCATCGCATCATACGCAAGTGTTTTTCCGTCAACTTTGTTCTCTCCGTACTTAGCCTCATTCAGCGCGTCTTCGGACACAGTTTTTGCAATCGCGTCAAGTGACTGGATTCTTTCGCGTTCTGCGTCCGCTCCATTCTTGGCAGCTTCCGCAATAGCAGCATCCTGTTCTTTTTTTGCTTCTGGATTTTTCTGTAAAAATTCCTGCAATGTCATCTTTTCTCCTCCTTCTTCCTTTGCAGTATCAATCAGATTTGCAAGCTCTTTCATTTTTTCCGCGGAAATCATTGGTGTTTCTGATGCAACCGCCTGCACTGCTGCACCTTTGTTATCTTTCATATATCCATCAATAAAACCATATGAGATCGCCTTTTCTGCGCCCATATAGCTTTCCGCGTCCATTAACGTCTGCAGTTCTTCTCTGCTTTTCCCTGTTTTGCTCACGTATGCATTCAAAATTCCTTCATCAATTTCCGCAAGCTGGTCTGCGCACCGGCGCATCTCGTTTTTGTTCATGCTACCCACGCAGTCTCTCGATGCATTATGAATCATGATATATCCTACCTCGGATATTAGTGCCTCATCGGCTGCGCACACAAGAAGCGTAGCGGCTGAGCACGCAGTAATCACATGCGCATTTACTTTTCCGGTGTAGTCTTTAATCGCCTGATACATCTCAAAACCGCTCGACACATACCCTCCTGGACTATTGATCTCCAGCTCCACATCCTCACCGTTTGCTTCTTCTAATGCTTTCTGTAACTTCTTTGGGCACGCGCATGGCATTCCCAGCCAATCGTAGATCCATGCATCTGTATCTAATACTATCGGTCCTTTAATCTGTATTTTTCCCATCTGTTTCCTCCTGTTGTTCTCTTGCTTTTACAGCATCCGCAAGGCTTTCATTCTCTTTTTTCAGCACGCGGATATTCTCTCCGAAGTCGCTTCCATTCATAGCTACGCATTCATCCTCGTGTGTAGAAAATCCTTCTTTCACTCTTGCTGTGGCCGCATTCACTTCCTGCACCGGATTTAGGCATCCCTGTGCCGGTCCTGTCCAGGTTGCGTTGCAATAGGCTTTCCGGATTATCGGGTCTGCAAAAAATCCCGGTGCCTTGATACGCCCCTTTGATACCGCTTCTGCCAGCCATAAATTATAGATTTCCTGGCAAAAATCCCGTACAAACCACTTTCGCCGTGTGGAAAAAGCACGCCAGGATTCATTCAAAGCTCCTTTCGATGCGGAAAAGTTCTGCCCGAACTGTTTCACCAGCACTTCTGGTGCAACCTCCAGCGCGGCACCAATCTGCATGGTCATGGTTTTCATAAATTCCGCATAGTTATTCGATGGATGCGTGGATTCAATCGCTTTCACATCTTCGCCCGGTCTCAGGTAAGATACCGTGCCTGTACCAATGTGCACATCCCCGTTTTCGGTTGTTGTTTCTTCATCTTCTCCGCCATAGCCATCTATTCCATTTCCATCATCCGTACAGATAAACACAGCAAAAAGCGAATTTACTATTGCCGCCATCAACTCTGCGTCCGAAAAACGCGTGGTCTGCTTTAGCGTTTTTATTACCGGTGCCAGAAACGGCACCCCGCGATACTGTTCCGCTGTTTCTGCGTTGAAAATATGCAATATATTCGGGTTTCCTGTCCGGTTCCCACGCTTTTCCACTCTTGTCCAGTCATATTTTCCTCCGAAATTATCCTCTCCTGGGAAAAAGGAACTGATATGATAGGCTACCGCTTTCCCGTTCTGATCAATTTCGATTCCATTCATGATCCGGTTCCCGTTTTTCGCTTTTTCATCGTATCCACTGTAATCTCCGTCAAGTGCTCCCGGAGTTGATACACGATCTGCAAGCACCAGCTTTAGTCTGAGTTGATATGGCATGTTTGCATTCTCTTTTTCATACCGGATCAATACAAATTCTTCTCCATTTTTCAGCCAGTCCGCAAATGCGATCTGCTGAAGTTCGTAAAAATTGTTCAGATCTGCGGTGTCGCACTGTGTGCTTTCCGCCCAAAGAGCAAATTCTCGTTTGATCTGATCGCTTAGATCTTTCCCTTCCTCCGCTGTGAGTCCAAGAAACTCATAGTCGATTTTTGGCTTCGGTATCAATCCCGGGCCAATACAACTTGTCTTTGTCGAATTGATGGCCGCCGCACCGATCGGCGCATTCATTGCCAGATCCCGCGTGCGCTGTCTTAGTGTCTTCCGGTTTTCTTCGATGTCAGATCTCGGTGACAGGCTCTCGTCATGATAGCTTTTTGACCACGTTTCTGTGTGGCTGGCTCCGCCATTTCCGTATCCAGAATTCATAAACTGCTGCACATACGACCTCTGTGCACGGGCCGCCGCTGTGTTCGTCCTGAGCCGTTCCAGTTCATTCTCGCGCCTTGCCGCTTCTAGTTCTTTTTCCTGATTCTTTTTATCAAACCATCCTCTGATTCCCATATATTCCTCAATCCACCGGTATTACACGCTTTGCAATGCGCCGTGTGCTTCCGGTCTGCTCGTATGCATTAATTGCGGTTTCCAGTTCTTTAATTTCCGTGTTTATTTCTTTTAGGCTAGCGCGTGTCAGCTGGTTCGTTCCAATCGAATACGACTGACCGCCCACGAGAATTTTCTTTTTTGCTTTCTTAAGGTCTGCCAGATCTTCCAGTGCCTGTTTGTAGTCTTCTTTGTTCCGGATGATCACAATTCCATCCCCCCTATCGTCCTGCGTACAGTGGTTTTTTTCTTTCTCTGTACTCCTGCAACATAGTTAATTCCATTTTCCAGTTTTGCTTCCAGTGCATCCCAGTTTGGTCTTAGGATTTCTTCCACCACATAATTGTAGTTAAACAGATCCAGTGGCTCATTTCTCGCACCGCTCTTTTTTACCCATACCGGCTTGTATACTCCATTGACTTTTTTCACGATTTTTGATTCAGATGTCAGACCTTTGTAGTATTCGTTTCCGTAACCCCTTCTGGTATCTTCCGGGTAATGGCAGTATCCCGCTCCCGGTTCCTGAATCTTTAGTCTGTTTGTGATGTCCTCTTTTCCGGAGTCAACTCCGACAATCTGGATCACTGTATGATCCACTACAACTTTCTTTCCATTCGGTCTTTCCTCTGTGATTTCTACTACAGTCTTTTTGTGCAATAACAAAAGATCCGCTTTTCCAGCATATCCTTTTACACCATAGCATTTCTTTCCTTTGGCTTTCATCGTCTTGATCCACTTGTATACACTGTTGGTATGATGTCCTCCTGTGTCGATTGCAAACCCTGCTATTCCAAGTTCCCTGCCATCTTCAAAATGGAATACCTGTGATAAATACTCCTCCAACTCATCCCATATGGCTTTTTTAACCAGATCTCCATATAGTTCTGTCTTTACAATCCCCCAGGTCTCGTATTCCCGCGCCCATCCGCGCACTTCAATCTCGAAGCGATCGTCCTGCACATCAACGGCCGCTGTCAGCAATATGACTCCATCCGGCAGATCTGCATTGTAATGTTCTGCCCGTGCCTGCAGAGTTTCGTCGCTCACTGCATTATCTACGTGTTCCGTCTCGTCCCATGTTTCACCCAGCACTGTGTTTACAAATACTTTTAGGTCCTCTGGATCATGATATTTTTTTAGTCGTTCATTTGCGCTTTTGAACCGGCCGATAATATCGACCCATTCTACAAAAGGGCTTGCCAACTGGTTCAACCGGAAGCTCCTATTCCTTTTTCTTTCCGGATGCTTTGCGATCCACTTATGTTCGCTCTGTTTCCAGCGCATTTCCGAAATCAGGCATCCACACGATTCACAAGCCATGGATACAGAGTCAAAATCAACTCTCTGGAAGCTGTATGGCTGCCATGCTCCACATTCCGGGCATTTCACATTCCAAACTTCCTGTGAGCCTTCATTGTAGGCATCTTCAATTTTACTTCTGCCTTTTATAGTTGGAGTCGATGTCTTTATATATTTTTTATTCCAATAAGACGTCGCACGGGTTTCGGCCAAAATTATCGGGTTTCCCTCACTTCCTGCACTCTCCGGAAATCGATCCGTCTCATCCATCCAGATAATCCGTCTTGGATCGGATGCAAGAGAGGATGGGGAGTTTGCACCGCTCAACGCGATCGTTCCTCCCGGATAACTTTTCAGTGATATCGTATTGTTCGATCCACGCGCTTTCGGATCTGCAACTTTCTCCCGAAGTTCCGGAATATCAGCAATCATCTTTGCAAAACGCGTTTTCGAAAATCGTTCTGAATCCGCAATCGTTGGCATTACAAGCATCTGTGTGGCCGGCTCATAATCAATGTAATATCCAATCCCACACATCACTATGGTTGTCTTTCCTACCTGCGAAGATGCCATAACAGATACCGAAGTTACTTCCGGATCGGCAATCGCATCCATAATCCCTTTCTGAAACGGAATGGTATCGGACGAATATCGTCCTGCCTCACTGCTGCCCTCCGGAAGCACCATGTGCCGATCCGCCCACTGGCTGATAGACATTTCCGGTCTTGGCCGCAGGTTTTCCGTAAGATCGCACATAAACTTTACTGTGTTATAACTCACACTCATTTCAAGTCATCCTCCAGTTGCGCGATCGCATCTTCCGGAATTTCCACATGTTCGTCTGAGTAAAAGTTCTCCGGCTTGTAATCTGCCAGTTCCGCCAGCGCTTTACTTATCTCTGCTTTTAGCACCGTCTGTATTTCAACCTTGTTTTTTCCTTCCAGTTTCCGTGCAAGTTTTGCCGGGAGCGCGTCCATTTTTGACTTGAATTTAGCAAACATATCCGTCATGACACGCGCCACATCTTCCGACTTGTGCACCTGTCCGCGGATCAGCTGCAATTTAATCTCTGTGATCAGCCGCTTGCTATGTTCATGCAGTGCCTTTTCGTTTTCCAGACTCAATTCGTCCTCGCTGTCTTCCACGGAAAACCCGTTTTTCCAGCGTTTGCAACCTTCAGCGCTGTGATATACCACTTTGCCGATTCAAAGAGAAAATATTTTCCGTGCGTGTCACGCTTTACGATCCCCTTATCTGCTAGGTCTCGAATCGTCCGCGCCTTTACTCCCAGTAAGGATTCCAGTGTTCTGGACGGTACGATGATTGACGTGTAATCCAGTTCGTTTTTTTGTGCTGCCATTGTTCAAATTTCGGCAATGACCATTAAAAAATTATAATAGCTAGTCGAGCCTTGGGCTATCGCCGACCCACAATCGACTATCTTTTTCAAAGAACCTATCGAAATTTGTGAGCTTTTTGTCTTTCCAGCCATTATTTCGCCACTGTCTCTCCTTTCTTCTCTTTCTCCAATCAGGCGCGAACCGCTGGACAATCAGTCGGTACGCGCCAAGAGAGGGCATAAAAAAGACAGCGCCACATCTATGACGCTGTCCGTGTACATTTTTGTACGTTACCATTATAACACGGATAGGACCGAACAAACCGAACACTTTTATTTTTCCCTTGCGTTTTTTCTGTTTTTTCTGTCAATTTCCCGGAGTGCTCTGTATGCCGCTATCCGCACCGCGTCTCCTGTATATCCAGCTCCCATCCTTTCCGCTACCTCCTGCCACCTCAATCCGTCTTGATAATGTAACCGTAAGATTAGACGCTTTTCTGCGCTCGCCACGTTTGCAATGCAATCTTCCACCTGGTTAATTGTGTCAATCAATTGCGTGTTGATCTGCTGTAGCCTATATTTGTTATTCAGCAGTGCGGTCTTTGATCTGCTATACGCTTCCGTGTTTCCTTCCACCTCATATCTGCGTTTCCCGCCTGCTCCGCCGTAGACCGTTCCCATGGTTTCCGTTTGTTTTATCCTCTCCAGTCTTTGCTTTATTCCTTCAATTCTGTATTCAATGTCCCGCTGTTCCCGTTTCAACGCGCCATACTGCTTTACAGCTTCACTATTCATGGTATCTTCTCCTCTGTTTTCATGGTATCTTGTACTGCTGCCCTTTGTAATTCTTATTGTTTTCTATGCCTATGGTGTATCATCTTCTTGACTGCCGTTTGTTCTCTTTCTACTATCATCCGTTCTAGTTCTCTCGTTTTCCGTTCTTTTTCTTTCTCTGTCAGATGTAGCGTTCTCCATTTTGCATATAATTCGCAGCTGGCATGGCAAGTCGGAGAGCGTTTTCCGCAATATCTACACGGTATTTCATCTCTCATCCTGTTCTCTATCCTCTTTCTATTGTTCTTCTTTGCCTGGAGTGACGGCTTATGATCTGCATTTCCGCTTTGTTATCCGAGATCACCATCCAGTTCTCCGGTCGCAATCCTCTTTTTGCCATAAGTTCTTTTTGATCTCTCGTTGGTTTCTTTGGTTGCTTCAACTACTGCTGCCCCCTTCTGTATTGATTCACCAGCAACACCATGTTTCCTAACCACCGGTGCATATTTCTGTGCTACGTATTTCCCATACGACAATCCACAGGTTCTTGCCTGCCTGTTCTGTTCTGCAAGTGTAGATGTTCGTTTTTTCTTCTTTCCTTTTTGTTTCCCGCTCTGTTCAGTTTTTTGTCTGTCCTTTTGTCTTTGCCAGCTGTAGGCTATACGGCACTCCGGGCAACAGTGCACCTGTCTGTTATATGCAGGCTCAAATTCTTTCCCGCAGTTTTTACACTTTTTCACTGCTACTCCTTCCGTTATACATATTTTTCATGCGCTCTTTGCAATTCCTGTTCTGATATATCCAGGTAAATCTGCGTAGTCTCAAGACTTTCGTGCCCCAGGAGTTTCGATACCTGTTCGATCGGCATTCCCCGCCGCAACGCGAATGTTGCACCAGTCCTCCGGAAACGGTGCGGATGCGCATGCTCTACTCCGGCCTTTTCCCCGATTGTTCTTATTATTCTTTCGACAACACTCTTGTCTATGTGGCCATCTCCTACCATTTCCGGAGCCATCCACCAGTCTCTTGGTTTCACTTTTGCCTTTTTACATGCCACAGAGAATACTCTCGTTGTACAGGTTTGTGGTCCTGCGTTCGAATCCGCAAAAAGATACTCATTCTCATCGTTTCTTTTACTCAGATACTTGTTTATCTGCAGTCTGGCTTTTGCATTCAGATAACACTTTCTGTCCTTGCTTCCTTTTCCATGGATCAATACACACTCCTCTGATATCTCTGATATCTTTATTTGCGCCAGTTCTGACACTCTGCACCATGTCGACAGCAATATTTCTATAATGCACAAGTATCTATCATCATCGGCGGCCACCATCCGCATCTGTTCAATCTGCAATTCTGTGGTACACTTTGCTTGCCCCATCCCTGACTTCCTTCACCGCCAGATACATCTTTATATCATCTGCCGTAATATCAAGCGGCGACTTTTGCACCTCTGTAAAAAATCGTCTGAGCTCCGCTTTGTATTGCTGCAAAGTCCGCTCTGTTCTCCCCGCAACTCTTTTCCCTATCAAAAACAGTCTCACATACTTCGTTATGTCATCTTCCTGCACGACTGCAACCTCTGTGTGTCTGGTTTCCACCTCGTATTCGCTTAATATCATAAACAGTCTACTTTTTAGTTTTTCCGCGTCTATATTGTAATCTGCCAAAAGACACAGGATTTTGTTCATCAATTCATCTCTCACGCTAACACTCCCATTCTCATTGGTGTGTAAAATATATTTTCTTCTGGCATCTCTCCCGCCTTATACGTTTTCTTCAATGTGTCTCCCTGCACCACAACTGCATCCGCTCCAACCAAGGACAGCTGCACATAAGTCATATATACCCCGTTCCAGTCCAGATCCTGCGCTGTGATCATAAGTTTTCTCTGGTAATTGATCCCAATTTTGCCAAGATATTTGCACGCTGCAAGCGGCATTCCTCCGGCTCCCGCGCTCGGCTCATACAGTTGAATCCGCTCTCCCTCTTTTGTTTCTTTTAGTTTTTGCTGCATGCCTATTTCCGCACAAAGCTCCGAAACGTGAAACGGTGTAAAGAATTGTCCCAGTCTTTTGTTCCCGCTTTGCTGACTCATGTATATCTGTCCTAACGCATCTGTAATTCCATCTTTTTCATACATCTCGCATAGCATTGTTGTGAGTCTCGGAAATTGTTTTTGTTCCTGCTTGGTGTACTTATTCATTATCTCTGTGTACTGCTGCTCCCTTTGTCTCCATAACCAGTCATGCGGCCAGCACGCATTCTGTATTGCTATTGCAGTTGCGCATATCCAGTCCTGAAATATCATGTGATAATTGTACCTTCCAGACATAGCCACAAGTGCTTTTACTATTTCATCCAACTGCTGCTCCTTTCCCCTCCTGCATGGGTAGCAGGAGGTTACGTCCATGGCTTTTGTGATATCTATTTTATCTTTTGGACTAAAAGGCTATCTTGTTTTGTAGAGATAATCTTCAATCTCCTCTGCCAGATCCAATGCTCCGGCGCGTCCCAGTGCTGTGGATGCCCTGGTGAGCAGTTCTTTGCTTTTTTCTTTCTGTTTCCGTGCATACCACTGGTCTCGCTGCTTTTTCGTATAGAGCAGATCTGCTTTCGGATACTTTCCTGCGCAGTCTCTTTTATACTCTTTGGCAATTGCCGAGGCATGCTCAGTACTTGGCTTTAACAGGCTTTCCAGCTCCGGCGGTGTAATCCGTGTGTCCTTTCCGTCCACCTCTGCATCCCGCACCATAATTTCCAGCCGCTCTGCCAGATCTTCCAGATACCGCTGCACTTCTTCCTCGGATTTTACAATCCCCATCATGGACGACTCTAAGTTTTCCCGGTATTCCGCTCCTGTCAGTTCCCGTTCCATCCCCAGGATATTCTCCTGAATCTCATGCATTGGGTATTTCGGATCTGCGCAGTAATACAGTGCTTTCCTCGCATCTGCACTCCGGTTCTCAAATGCCGGGTAGCAGAATCCTTCATGCGGCTTCCCGATGATCCACTTCCGGTCAAGTTTCTCAATCTTGGTTTCCTTCATCTCCAAGTTTGGCTTTTCCAACGTTGTCGGGCATATTGCACAGGTGATAAAGTTATACGTTTCTTCCGACTCATCCAGATCTTTCCCGTCACTGGTACGGCTCATGATGTCATATGCCCCATAATAGAGCAAAGCCGTGTAATTCCCGGTAACTGACAGATTATCCACAATGTTTTCCCACACACTTTCCAGCACTTCTTCGTCCATCAGCTTTCCGGTCGCAATGTTCCTCCATTCGGTTACGGTACCCACCCCTTCATCGCTCTCTTTCAGTTCCAGGTTCTTTTCCCCGATGCTTTTCGGCTGGAAGATCTCTTTTGCAATATCTAAATATTTAAAAAATTCCTCATCCGGCAGATTTAACATTTCCTTTGGTGGTACGATGCAAGTAATCCGGTTATCCACCACGTAGCAAGCTGCTACATGGGTGTACGGGCGTCTGTCCTGTGTATGTAATCTCTTAATCTCTAAAACATCTTTCTGTGTAATCATGACTTATCTCCTTCCATCAGGAAAAATCCCTGCCCGATCTTGTCTTTATGCGGCTTTCGGTCTTCTTCCGTTAAATAATTCATCCCAAAAATGTCGCTGAACGACAAATCTGGATAATGCTGCTCAAACGCAATCTGCGCCTCCTTCTGTAAGAGTCTCATATTGTTAATATTGTTATGTACTGCTTCCGGTCCTTCCCGGTGATGATAGATACACAGCCGCACTTTTAAACCGTACTTCTCGGACAGTTTCCGATTTGCTGTTCCGCCGATTGCATGATGCTCCTCTGTGTATTTATCCCAGCAATCGCCGTTTAGTTTCTGGCAGAGGTAGCAACTGCTGCCCCTGCTCCGGTCGTATGGTTGCATGATGCTTTTCATGCTTCACCTTCTTTTTCTTTTGCAATCTTTAACAATGCATCTAATTCTTCTGCAAACTTTCTCCAGTTTTCTGTGCACACATACTGTTTCAATTCATCCAATTTTACTAAAATATCTACCTGGTCTGGTGCCTGATCCTCGGATTTTTCTTTTACTTCTTCCATATCCATGTCCGTGTTTACCACTTCCATCTGCCCCGGCAACTGCTGCTCCGGTTCTTCCGGTGTGTTCTCTTTCGGTGTGCGCTCCGGTTCTTCTTCCGGAATCGGATCTGGTTCCGGTATGCTCGGCTCCACACTGTGGATAGTTTTCTGTTCTGGCTTTTGTGGTTCTTCCGGCTGTGTCTGTTTTTCTTTTTTCTCTGGTTCTTCTGGCTTCTTTGGTTCTTCTTTCGTTTTTCCGTAGAATTCCTCCCACGACTGCTGCCCGTAGATTTCTTCAATGTCTTTCAGGTAGTCCTCCCAGCTCATATTTACCGGTGCCTGTTCGGTCATGAGTTTATATGCAACACCCCGGCTGTATTCATACATAAACAGGAAACACAGTCCCTTCTTGCAGGATGCATATCCCGATGGATTCACGGTTTCAAACGCTTCCTTCCACCGCTGCCCCCTGATCTGTTCCAATGCCTTATCAAGCATTGTTTGTTTGTCCTGGAAATACTCAATAATGCACTTCTGCAGTGCTGTATAATCTGCCGGCTTTTCTTCTGGCTCATCATCTAACTGTTGCGACGTCGCAACAGCGGCGCCCGTTGATTCTTCCACGTTCTCCAGCGTTTCTGCCTCTTTGTTAAATGCTTTCAGATCCCTGATTTCCTTTACCGTGGTTTTTTCTGTGATCAGGGCACACTCCGAGTCCGGAAGCGTAAGCATTTCAGACAACTTACTGCTGCCGATATTCTCAAATTCCTCTTTTATCAAAAGTGGATTGTACGGATCTGCAAACCTTTCGTTCACAGCAATGAAGCGTGATGTTGTTGATTTTGACAATCCATATTCACGCTGTGCAAACTCAAAAATATCTGCCGCACCGTCCAGCATGCCACTGTCCCGGATCTGCCGGAGCCTGCATCCGATGTAAACGAAGTTCCCTGCTGTCTCCTTTAATTTTCTCCGGATGTCCTCTTTCCACTGCATCCACTCGTCAAGTGTGATCTGTCCCTCTACTTCCATACTGCCTCCTTATACTGCTGCCCGTATCTGTACCTGTTCTTTTTTACATCTTGCCTTTATCTGCTTTTTCCAACACTCCAGCACTTTCTTTATCTTCTCCTCGTCCGGTTTCCGGTCGTATGCGGCATACCACTGTTTTATGTCTCCGTCCCATCCGACTTCAATCGTGTAATATGGTGTTTTCGGGTTTTTCTTATCCCTCAGAAATACTATGTAGGTCTTCCCTTCATTCATTTTTTTCATGTATATGTCGCTTGCGCCCACGCAATGGTGCTGTTTTCTGCCCTCCGCTGTTATATCAGATGCTCTTCTCGGTACCACAACCATAAGGTTTTTATCCTCCAGCGCAAAATGTTCTGTATTCTGTGCATACTGCTGCGCAATCTGTGCAAACTTCCGGTTTACTTCCTTATCTCGTTTCCGGTTATTTTCCGCATTTTTTTCTTCTGCGTATCTGTCATGGTATTCTCGCATATTTTTCTGCCGGCATACTATATCATCCTTGATATCCATTCCACGGTCTTCTGCCATGTTTAAATAATCCGCATAGGTATTTTCCGTGTCATGCAGGTTCATGTGCATAAGTTCCATCTGTTTTTTTATATAATTCAACTGCTGCACCACATTTAGACCGGTTCTCCTGCACAGCGTTTCCAAACCCATAACACCCTTTTCTTTTTCCGTCCACTCAGATATCTCTTTTGTGATCCGTCCTCCATATGTCTGTTCAAGCTGCAGGAGGTAAAGCGTATTGCTGCCACCATTCCATTCTTTCAGCTTGTTGTATCTCTGTTTGTCCAGCTTTAAGGCTTCATTTATTTTCTTCTTTTCCGGATCAAAACAGCTCGAATACTCTTTCGCTTCCATGATTTCCCTGGTCAGCCGGTGCAGTCCTGCTTTCTGCAGATATTCGATGTACGGATACCTGTAAAGCCGCTGGAGTATATACGCAGGATCCTTGTAGCTTCTTCCGTAATCCATTATTTTTGCCACATTTACCCTTGCAAACTGTTCGTTTTTCAATTCTTTTCTCATGTTTGCCGTGTACATGAGAGCCCTTCCAAATCTTTCATACGCCCCATAGTAACCATGGCTTTTTGGATGGCACCAGCGGTTTATCCCCGTATATTTCCACTCTGCCCATTCATATTGCTCTGCCTCGTTGAATGTTTTTCCAAGCCGCGTCCTGTACACTTCCCATATGTCCAGTTCCGGATTCTCCCAGTCATTTTCCAGCCTCCACTTAATCCGGCAGCGATATCCACGCAAAATATATCCGGATTCATCCTGCAGACGCTGTAGCACTCCAACCCACTGTTCGTCTTCCACTGTTTTCTGTTTTCGCCAGGACCGCCATGTTACGGCAGCCCTGCACCGTGGGCATTTTCCCTTTTCCCCATGACTGACTTGCGGCATATCCACCCAGCTTTTACAGTGTGTGCAGTATCCGATCACGCGTTTTTTATTTTTATAATAAAAAATGCTCTCGTCGAATACGTGGCTGCTGATCCATTCTTTCAGGTCTTTCGGTTCTTCCGGCACTTCCGACATTACGGCATCTATCTGCTCTATTTCCGATATCCAGCGTTTTTTTAATGCTCTTACTCCAAGATCCGACTGCCACTGCAACACCGCCTGGTAAACATTTTTGTTTTCCCCCGTGTCAAAAAAATTATTTACCAGTTTCCTGTCTCCTTGTGAACTCCACTCCTTCTGCGTCACTTCCCACGTTCGTCCATCCACTTCGAGTGAGTTAATCTTCCCTTTTCTCCATTTGCCCTCCTGCGTAAGTGTCACATGTTCATCCTGCTCTTTATCAATAAAGATTGTATACAGCGGCCGGTTGCCGCACCTGATAGAATCGTGTGTAAAAAGTGCCACCTGCAGGATATCCCCGTGTACTGCTGCCCGGTAAAACCGTGGATACTCCATGGCTTTTACCGGCCCTCCGTATCCTGTGTATGTTTTTAACTTGTCCCTTTTCTCCGCGTCCCTTATGGCTGGCGTAACAAGCAGCTCCGGAAGTTCTTTCAGCATCTTCTTTTTCATTCTGCCTGCCCTCCCAGATAATAGTCCTTTATGATCTGCTTTGCCCTCGCCATGCCTGGAATCCCCATCTTCACATTCGCGCCGGACACTCCTGCTTCTTTACAAATCCCAGGATCAACCGCATAGCAGTTCTTGAAGCTCCATTTCAACAGCTCCGCAATGCAGCCTTTTACAGACTTTCCCGTTTCCCGGACTGCTGCCGCCATATCCTCGTGCTCCGCACAGGTGCCCTTGATATACTCTACCCAGTCCATCACAAGCTCTTTGGGCTTTAATTCTGCACACTCCATATCAATTTTTCCGATTGCAGCACTCATCGGATCGCACAAAAAATCAATGCCGCCGTCCACAAACACTGCTACAATCTCCTCATCGATCCCGTTTTCTTCTGCCAGTGCCTTTACGCTGTCAAAGTCCCCCTCCGATCGTAGATTTACAGCCAATTCGTTAATTTCTGTCGCACTCGACAGCTCTCCAAACTTGTCAAACATACCTTTTTCCTCTCTTTCTCTCAACTTCTGTCTGCATCCACTTCCGGAAACTATGTTCCTCCTGGCAGTGGATATGTACCTCATGTCCCTGCAGCAACTTATCCAACTGCTGCCACAGCTCCTTGTGCTTTACCTCTTTCCCTTTTACGGTCTTCCAATCATTTTCTTTCCACCCGCCCATCCAGCCGATACCGGATGCCACAAACCTAGACTCCGTATAGATATGCAGCGTGCACGGCGCATGGATGTGTTCCAGTGCTTTAACCACTGCTATCATGGCAGCTTCATTTGCGGTGGCTTCCACCTGTTCCTCCCTCGTTACATCTGCCGGACCTTTACTGGTCTGTGTCTCCAGTGTGTAAATCACGCTCGCAACGTGGACTTTTGGGCTTTTCGCGGATGTTATGGTGTAAATATTCACGTCCACGGTGCGTCACCTCCCCTCGGTGGATGAATTCTCGTTTTCAACGTGGACTTTATGCGGTTTTCCGGTAGTTTTATCTCTATGTATTTGCAATAGCTGTATCCGGTATATGGATTGGTGCCTACATAGAGACTTTCCAGGTCTATGTAATACCCCGGTGTCGGCTTCGGACCATCCTCGATCAGTTTTCGAACCGTCCAGTGACTGTATCTTTTCCGTTCCGGTTCCGGTCGGATCAGGTTTCGACTGGACGTTATACTTAGCAGCTTCTTTTGTTCTTCCGGAGGAAAAAGGCTTAATTGCTCATATTCCTGTGTATCTTTTTTCGGCTGCTTGCACATATATACAGCCAGGTCTTTAAAATCCCCTTCCTCGTATGTACTCTGCCAGTCCACCAGTCCCTGTGTCCGGCATCCCGGCCGGAGCTTTTGCAGTGCGGACTTTTGCAGTGCCCTGTCCCATGTGTCCGCAATAATCGCGTCCGTCTGTTCTTCCCACAGCCTGTTGATAAGGATGTGGAAATGTATTCCCCCACTTTTTCCTACCTCCAGTCTCGCTATCCACTTCAACGGACTTCCTCTTTTTTCGTACTCTCTCCTGAGAATCCGCAGGAATCTGGCTTTATCTTTTTTTACTTCCTCCACCGGCAGTCTCAGCCCGGCCGGGTACTTACAGCAACACCAGAGATCTTTCGGGTGGAAGTTCGCTTTCATTGTCCTTCTCATCCTTACCTCTTTCGCTCTCTGGTTATTCTTTGCCACCTGCTCCGGTGTCAATTTCTTTTTCTTTTGTCTCTTTTCTCCCTTTGCTCCCCATTTCCCTGCGAACTTAAATTCATGTTCGATGGAGTTGTCAAATCTATAGATGTCGTGCCAGTATGCCATACCTTTCCCCTGTCCTAACTTTAATATCTTAATAAAGCCAATAGAAAAGCCCTTAAAAACCGCTATTTTCTTGACTTTTCCGGCGTATATGGTATACTGTTTATAGGCTTGTTAAACAATATACCTTTTGGGACGGTTCTCCAAAACCGTTCCTTTTTTATTGTCCGAAATAAGTTTCTTTGTATCGTTTTTCTTCAAAACCTTTGTTCTGTTTTATGCACTCTATGTAAGCTCGTCTCACCCAGTCCTGATTAAAGGCTCCCCAGACCGGTTGCGCATCCCCTTCATCCGAATCGTTTTGATTCATAAACAACTTTTTGCGATCCTCCTGCGGCAGATCCACGAACAACGCAACACGTTCTGCCGTGTCATATATATTCTTCGCTTTCGCATATTGTTTTCGCATATATGCTTCTTCAAACTGTCCCGCACTCGCATAGAGCTTGTCCCGGATCTGCTCCGCTGTCAACATGTCGGCTCCACCCTGTACATAAAGTACAGGCGCGCTCTTTCAATGTTAGCCAGGAATGTTCCCGTTTCCTTATCCTCCGGCCACTTTTCCGCGATCTCCTTGCACTTGGCTTCCACTTCTTTCTCTGTTATTGCACTTTTCTGGTAAACAGACTCGATCTTGCCCTGAACGGCATCCATAAGTCTTGTCTGCCAGTCGTAATGCGGTGCTTCCCTGCGTTCCTGCATCGCATCCATCACCATCAAAAGTTCTTCTTTTGTCAGTTCTAATTTGTACATCTTTTCCCTTCCTTTTCCGGATTTTCGCACAACCATCTTCTATCTCCTTTTATGTAAAAATCTGTATTAGCCCACTGTCTACTAATGCTCGCAGGATAACCAATATAGCCAGGCTGTCCAGTAGGAATGCTGCCATCATCCACGCTTTTCTCAATATCTACACTCTCCTTTTTTATTTCTTCGTTTAGCACTTTCCTAAATCCTTCATTTTCTTTTTTGTGCTTGGGAAAATGGATCACACGCGGCATATCCGGTTGTCTCTCTGCTATCCCACTGCTTTTTTGTACTGGTCCAGCATCCCGCGGTATATTATGTAGTTCCATCTCTTTTTCCCCTCCCTGCAATATGCGTACCCAATCGGGAGTTTTTGCGCCTGCATCATGTATCTCAGTGATTCCTGGTCCATATTTAGTTCTCTGGCCGCTTCTTTTACTTTCACTCTTTCCAACTCCATTGTTCTCACCATCCCTTCTTTTTCAATATGGAATATTGTTTTTGCAGCCTTATTTTTTATGCTGTTGTATTACGTGCTTACCTTTGTATCCCACAACTCCATGCCGATCAGAATGCCTCTCAGAAGAATCTTTTTTTCTTCTGGCAATTCCACCACCTCTTTGATAAATGTGCGGTCTTCTTTTCCGATGTTTGTTACATTCTTATCACTCATCTTCTTTTTCTCCTCTCTGCGTTGTCTGTTTCTCCCCTCCGTGCTATGATTGCCTTACAGGACGTTGCCGCGTCCAAGTAAATACGGATGGAGGTGAAATTTATGGAACGTATTCCTTATGTTGATAGCTCCGGTAGCTTTACTGTCATTGTCGAATTAAAACATGCGTCTAATGTTTTTCTTGTCAATGAACGGAATTTTCAAAAATTCCGTTCTGGTGAAACATTTGAATATTATGGCGGATATTATGAACACACTCCTGTGCGCATTTCCGTCAACGATTCTGGTCGCTATTATCTGATTGTTGACGGTAGCGACTACCTCTACAAATTTATCTAACCGCAAGCCCCAAGTTTTCACTCTTGGGGCTTATGTTATGATTGCATTGTTGCGCATCCACCTTTTTACATCTTGCAATGCTTCTTTAATGTTCGACTCTGTAAGTTTATTTTCTTTTGCATAATCCAGAATTAGCTTTGCAAGTTTTTCTCTTGTATCTTCGCTGGTTATTCTTCTTGTCCTCATTCCAATGTCCATCCTCTCCCTCCTTTCTCTGTGCTGTTGTTTGTTTCTCCCCTCCGTGCTATCATTTCCTTACAGGGCGTTGCCGCGCCCGAGTAAATCCGAAGGGAGGAATACATTATGTGGAAATGCCCCGTTTGCAACACTGTTAACAAAGATAGTGCTGTGTTCTGTGGGTGCGGCACTCATAAGCCCGTCTACGCTCCGAACTATTGTACGAATGAATCCTGCAAATTCCATACCGTGCAAATTCCAGAGCCAGAATGTAAGCGGTGCCCCGAGTGCGCTTCACTCACTACTTACGGGAAATTAATTAATGATTTGTGTTAATTATTTTCCTCATTCCAAGCCAAAGTCCATTCTTTGGCTTGGGTTAAATCTGTCCCACAAGTTGGACAACACCCTACTTCTGTCTCTGCCAGCTTCGAAATTGGAATGATCTCATCCTCACATTTCGGACATGTGAAAAATGGAAATCCTTTTACGGATATTTCCGGTCTTCCGCATTTTCGACAGCTATAGAAGACTCTTGTGTTCTTTTCTTCCCCCTCTTTCGCTCTGGTTATTGCATTTTGGATCTGTGCTCCGCATTTTTTACAAACCTGTGAATCATAATCCTCTAGTTTTTTTACATCCATTAATGCTGCATTGCATTCCGGACATATAAAAAATTTGATTTTCTTGTATTTCCGCGCTGCTCCACATCCTGGACATGTTTCGTGATACCGGATTGTATTAACTGCTTTCATTTCGTTTTTCTCCCTCCTTCCTCTGTGCTGTTGTTTATTTGTTTTCTATGTGAACATAATAATCCACATTGCTCACTTTGTCAATATCAAAATGTTTTCTTTGTGGACTTTTTTGTTGACTTTACATTTTGTGGGTGTTATCTTAAAAGAAAAAGAAAGAAGGTGATACAATGACACAAGGCGAACGTGTCAAGAAAGTGCGAAAAAAACTCGGATTGACGTTGGAAAAGTTTGGCGAAAAGGTCGGAGTCGGGAAAACCGCTATATCCAACATAGAAAAAGGGAATCGCAACCTAACCGAACAGATGGCGATATCCATCTGCCGGGAATACAATGTTGACTATACCTGGCTGACCACCGGTGAGGGTGATGATATATTTGAAAAATCCCCTTCCTCCACGATGGAACAGTTGAAAAAAGAGTTTGATCTGGATGATTTTAGTTACAAACTGGTATACCAATACCTGAAGTTAAATGCAGACCAGAGACAGGCGGTGCGTGATTTCTTTTATAATGCTGCCACTTCGGCTGATACTGCTGCCACTCCGGAGCCAAACATTGCGGATCAGTTCCCGGGCACTGCTGCAGAGCTGGAAGCGCAGTATGGACCGAGTGAACCGGTTGACAAGGGCGAAAAAGAGGTTGGGTGATTCCCAGCCTCTTTCCATTCCACCTCAATTCTCTTGTGATAGATGGTTTTATATTGTTTTAAACGGTTTTGAACCATTTTCGATCATTTTAGGTTATTGACACAAATATGCTTTTGTGCTAATATATTGTCACGAAATATTTGAATAATATTTTGACATATACATATCATGTATATGTGTAGCGATTGTTGCACGTTAATAATGCTCTAGGTTGTACGTCTCTCAACATATGAGAATGACCGAACCCTAGGGCTTTTTTATAATAATAAAGGAGTTTCTTATGAAAGATGTAAATATTCATTCAAAAACTGCTATTTTAGTAGATGGTGGTTTTTATCGCCGCAGAGCACAAGCTGTTTTTGGTGACAAAACGGCGGCAGAGCGTGCTTCTGAACTTGAAAACTACTGTTGGCGTCATCTCAAAACCCATGGCGAACGCAGTAATCTTTACAGAATCTTTTATTACGATTGTGCCCCATCTTGCAAACGCGTTTTTCACCCTTTTCTTCAACAGCAGGTTGATCTCGGAAAAACAGAGCTTCATGATTGGACCGTTCAATTTTTTGATGAACTGAAAAAACGGCGAAAGTTTGCTATCCGTCTTGGTAAACTTGCAGAAGAACAGGCTCATTATAATATCCGTCCGCAAATCGTCAAAAAGCTCTGCAACGGAAGCATTCAATTTTCTGATCTTCAGGAATCTGATTTTTGTTTACAGATTGAGCAAAAAGGTGTTGACATGAAAATCGGACTTGACATTGCTTCTATGTCATACAAAAAACAGGTAGACCAAATTATTCTTATTTCCGGTGACAGTGATTTTGTGTCTGCTGCCAAACTCGCCAGACGCGAAGGGATTGATTTTATACTCGACCCTCTTGGATCTCCTATAAAACCAGATCTTTTCGAACACATAGATGGATTGCGTACATGTGATAAATCATATACTGTTCATACCAAGAAATAACACGATTGCTTTCCAGACACTGCTGTCGAACTGGAAGCACAGTACGGACCGAGTGAACCGGTTGACAAGAATAAAAAATAGGTTGGGTGATTCTAAGTCTCTTTTTTATATGTCTTAAACAGTTGTCATTTGTGTATTTACCGTGTATGCTATCGTTATCAATAGGAAAATAGGAAATAACTTCTGAATACTTGTAAATATCGCATATATGTAATATAATCACAGAAAGAGGAAATATGAACAAAGACGAGGCATTAAGGTTATTATCTGAATATTTATCTTTGCGTCAGAATGACTTTGTAATTCATCCAGAATTCATAAGGGAAATAAAAGGATTATTAAAAAAAGAAATTAAAGGCTCTGAAGCAAAATTTTTTCAACAAATGATCACTCAATTAGATAATATTAAACTTTCTGGTAAAAATGTTCATAAGATAGATGGAAATGAAATCCTTAGCGGTGTCGGAAACGATGCTCTGGGAAATCCCTGGAGTTTATATTCTATCCATCTTTCTTCTGATAGGTATAATGTACGTTTTATTATCAAATTTGATGATCAATCAGTGCCTTTTTTGCTCTATGCCTTTTACGAACGCACAGGAAAACGAAAAACCGATTACACCGTGCCAATCAAAATTTCAAAAGAACGTTTTCTAGAAATAAGGAATTAAGGAGGGATTTCATGAGTACCAGAATTACACCTGCTAAGTTGGAAGATTTGCTTTCCCTGTTTGAAGATACACTCCAACCAGAAGATATTATGTATGCCAAAGTAGCATCACAGGCTTCTCGATCTATCACCAGAGAGCGTCTCCGGCTGGATCTGAATCAGAAAGAATTCGCTGAACGTCTTAACGCTACACAGAGTTTAGTTTCCCGATGGGAAAGTGGCAAGTATAACTTTTCTCTCAAAAAGCTGTCCGAAATATCAGTTTCTCTTGATATGGAATTACACATTTATATGACACCCAGATATTCCAAAAGCGAAATAAATGCATATTCGTATTATTGTACCACATGGAATCTCGCAGAACCTATAAAAAAGACAAAACCTAGATATTTGCTTTTTACATCATCTAAGCCACAAACTTTCAATAACTTTTCAAAACCAAAGGAGGTTATATCATGTTAAATTATATCAATTCATTCAGTTTATCTACATCAGAGGATAAATCAAAGGTTGTAATCCATTTGGGTCAGAACTATCCTGCTTCGTTTTCAGAAGATGATGACACTATCCAAAACGAACTTATCACTTCTGTGATTCTTGATGCAGATACTGCGATTGCTCTATGTTCTTCAATTGTCAATAACATAGATATCGATGACAAATCAGATAATGATGACGAAAAAGAGGTTGGGTGACGCGCCCAGCCTCTTTTCTTACTTATATATTATCATTTCTTTTGTAATACATAATTTTTTACATATTTTTATTGACACGTAATTTATTATGTATTATACTATAATTGTTAGGAGGTACATAAGATGAAAAGTTACTCATCTCGGGAGGTGATTCGAATTCT